GAGAAAGTCGCGCATCATGCGCTCTTGCTGCTGCTGGAAGTCCGCCTGCCGCTCATTTTGGGAGCGCGCCCAATCTGCTTCCATTTGTGTGCGCCGTCGGTTGTACTCCGAGATGGTGTCTTCACGATCGCGGTTGTATTGCTGTTCCATCTCACTCAAAGTGCGTGCCAGATCTCCGGCTGCCTTGAGCGCGCCGGCATAATCACGCTGTGCGCCGGCCGCTTGTTCTGCTGTGTTTGCCACTGTTTGAGCAGCATTGGATTGTGCCTGTTCGGCAGCCGCTGCGTCGGTCATCTCTTGCCGGAGGTTTTCTGCATTGATTGAGACGAGACCCATCTCCTGAGCCGTCTGGGCTAAGTTGGACGCCACCTCTTCGGGCGTCATTCCAAGCACCAATCCTGCTATGAGCGCTGGCGGTGTGTATGCTGCCACAGTTGCCCCTATCGCCAGGTTCTGGACCTTGCCTGTCTCCTGCCCAGTCTTACCTTGCTCAAACACCTCCTGCCAGGCAATGGCACCCTCTTTAAGCTGCGTGACAATGTTGGTCAACGTCTCAATCACACCGCTGCCGGTAAGGAACTTACCAAACTCGGTCTGGAAGTCCGCCCAGGCGGCCGTGAGTTGCTCCAACTGTCCGATGGTATCAATCTGCACACCGCCGAGCTGGTCGGCTTTTTCACGCGCTTTCTCCCACGCGGCATTCAGAAACGCCTGTTTTTTCTCGGCGTCTGTGAGCTGCTCGACGGTCTTCCCGAGGCTTTGAGCGTACCGCGCCTCGGCCTCAGTCAGGTTCATCTTGATACCAAGGTTGTCCAGAATTAGGGGTGATTGCCGGCCGAGTGCAGTGGTCAGGTCATCCACCGAACTCGCCGCGTCTTTGCCCATTGCCTGCCCAAGAACTATAGCGATCCGGGCCAGATCACCCATCTCTTTCTCGTTCTTGACCACGTCCAGCAGCATAGCTTTGTTCGCCATTCGCATCGCGTCGATCCCGCTGATTGTATTCTTGGAGGCGTCGGTGATGGCGCGGGTCATTGCATCGCCAGATGCGCCGAGCGATTTTGCCAAATTGTCGGTGGCACGCCCCAATCGCTCAGCATTGCCAGCAATGATCAATGATTGGCGAGCAAATGCGACCATGCCCGCGACTGCGCCGCCTGCGCCGAGCATCAGCCCCAGCTGTTGCGCCGCTCCGGTCACGCTCTGCAACGCCGAGCGGGCTTGAGCGGCGCCATTGACTCGCAGCAGAATATCAAGTGGATTGACTGCCACCGATCTTCTCCTTGATGCGCCGTGATATGGCCGAAATCACCAGGATATCATCCATCAACGCCTCAGGCTGTTCCATGTAGCCGCCAATCATCGGCAATACCTGCCAACCGAGCGCTTCACCCAATGTCCACGCTCGCCATGCCAATTCAAAATTGTGCAACTCAACGTCAGGCAGTTCATCACCGGAGTCTTGCTTCTTGTGCCAGAGCGTCAGCCGCCGGTACAGCTCATCGCTCTGGCTAATGCGTTTTTTGCTTCTGCCTCTGCTGTCGGCCTCCAGTGCGGATTGAGGCGATACACGGCCTCACTCCAGTCGTTCACCAGTCGCTCTGGCAATTCGCAGAACGCCTCGAACGACACCGGCCACGGCATACCAGTCACTGACTGGGTGGCCGCAACAAGATCGGGAAACGTGATCACCCGCAGCAGCCATTGCTCAGGCGTCTCGCCCGGCACATCCAGCCTGAGCGCCTCGCCGCGCAGCACACCGCGTCGCGTGCCGACGATCACACTGGCCTCGGTCACAGTAATCACGATATCACCATAGCTGACCGTCTCAGTTGCCAATGGCATATTATGCCTCCAGCAGATGCTTTATCTGGCTGTTGAACCGGTGCACGATCCAACCCCGCAAATTCTCCAACACAGCCTGGACAGTCTGCCACCGCCCCTGATGTATGGTTGCCTGCCGATCCTTGTCCTGTACCCACGGAGCGTAGATGATGTTCGTGCCTATCCGACCTTCGATGCTATTTGCAGTTACGTCAATCCGTGTTGTCCAGCTGCGCCCCAATGTTCCGGTGCGGCGGTATGGCACCTGGATCAGCCCTTCTCGCAACGCAGCAAAGAAAAATCGGCGTTGCCTATCGCTCTTGAATCCCGGGAATGCGCCGGATGCAGGTGGAGGCGGATACTTGGCTACCTCATTCCAGACCCTGTTGAGCGAATCGCGCATCGCCGGCCGCAGGCTCTCGAATGCGGCGACCTTACCCACCTTCGCAAGCAATTGGTTCAAGCCCTTTACCTGAATGACTACATCCATTGTTTTTCTTCGTCTTCTGTGGCAAGAACCTCTTGCACCACTGGTGTAATCCAGCACCGACAGTTAGGGTGGGCAGGGGGTAGAGCTATTCCACCCGGGAATGGCTCATTGATTCCAACCACCACGCCATTGAGCGGGGCACAGATGGGACATACCAGCTCATCATTGGCAGTATTCCAGCGCCGGTATTGGACGCCTGTCTGCTGAAACACGGCCTGATTAGCCTCGGCATACGCCCTCGTTACCTCAGTGACTGCGATCATCTTCGCCCGCGTTGGGCCAAACAATTGCACCAGCCGCTTATCGCGCATCAGCTCCTGCAATGGCTTGCCTGACACTATCCAGTCGTTCACTCTCTGGCTCAGAATCCTGCGCGTGGTGTCTGTAATGCCGTTTATCAGCGAATATGCATATCCCCTGGCCCACGTCCTGGCATCCTCGTTGATCAGTGACCAGTCAACGTTCAACACCGGCATCGGGGCGTTTGGCACAGTAACCGATGCTACGGCATCCTGTAACGCTGCCTGCGCCTGATTCACGCCATAACCCGCTGCCTGCTCAAATATCCTGGCCACCTTCTGTTTTTGCTCCTCGCTGATCTGCAGGCCCTCAATCGCCTGTCGGACTGGAATGCCACGTTTCAGGTCACTGATGAACTTCTCCCACTGGCTGTAGAGCATTAGCTTGACAGATAGTGCATACTGGCGCTCAAGGTGATATCGCCGCATCCACCACCTGACGGCCTTGACCAATTTCTCGGCCTTGATCTCAGTACCATCGGAGCAGAAAGGGCGTCGCGAACGCCGCTTTCACCTCCTCCTCGGTCTTCGCCGCCGCTAGTCCCGCCAACACCCTGGCCTTGACCTCAGACGGAATGTGCTGGCTCTCGAAATCGTAGGCCGCCGACTCTCCAGCCCGCACTCGCCGTCGCGCGATGCTCTCCCAACGCCTCAAATCCTCACGCGCAGCCTTTGTTATGTCATCTGCCACATCTACGCTAAATGGCATGTCTCCGAGCGGTTCGCCCTTCACAGCGAGTGGCACAAGCATTTCTCCCAAGATCGGATCATCCAGCGGATCAAGACCCAGCTCGTGCCGCGCCTCATTGACAGTCTTCACCTGCCAGTAGGTCTTCCGCTCCTGAATGAGTAACTCTCTGTCTTCAGATCGAATGTCTTCGAAACGGCATTCCAGGTCCTCGCCAAAATCGCTCCTGATCAACTGATTCGTGACGGTTTCGGCCATCAGGACCAACACCGGCCAGACCGCCTGCTCGATCATCACCGCCTTCGCCGCATCCGAGTTGGCGCGCGTCGCCTCCTTCGCCCAAAATCCAGCCGGAATACCAAACACGCGGTCTATCTCTTCCCGCGTGAATGTCCTACCAGCCAGAAACTCCATGTCCTTCGGGCTGATGCTGAGCGGCGCGACCGTCACATCTCCACTACGCGTGATCAGAAACCGCCGCTGGTTATCGACCAACTCGGTCTGTAGATCGGCCCTCGCCCGCGCAAAATTCGGCTCTGACATCTCCGCAGGCACACTGATCAGCGTGCGCAGTGTCACGTCATCACGGAACGTGCGCGCGTTCCAGGCGCTCGCAGCGATGTCGGTCTCAACTGCAAGCCGATACGCCGTGAGTGGTGAGAGACCACGGTGGTAATCGAACGGGTTGGGAAAGCGGAAGAAGACAACCTGCTCCGGCTCAAGACGAAGTGGAGGCCGACCGTTCACCGGCGTGTACTTGTAGCCAGCGATGTACTGCTGCGCATCCGGGATCGGCTCGATGTGGCTGGCCGGGATAGGCCATAGCTCAGTCAGTTGCCCACTCCGGTCAAATACCTTCAGCCAGTACGCCTCGCCGCGCAGCAGCAGCCATTGCACGGTGTATTGGCGCATCCACGATGCGGCCATATGGGGATTGGGCCGCTCCAGCAGCAATTCTGCGGGATGGTCCTCTATTTCATTCTGCCCCTG